ACCAATTAAACCAAGCAATATTAATAATATCTTCATAAATTGACTTGTACGCTGGATTACGATATATGTCAATGATGGGTTTACCTAGACAATTAACAGAAAAACAAATGAAGTTTGCAGAACTTTTGGTCTACAATGAAGGTAGGAAGAGTGCATCTGAATGTGCTTATGAAGCTGGATACAAAACAAGACCAAGACAAGCTGCATCAGAATTACGTAATCCTAGAGTTAGTCCTCTTGTTGTCAAATATATTGGAGAGTTAAGACAAGAAATCCAAGAGAAGTATCAAGTAGATTTAGGTAGACATTTGAGTGAGCTTGCAAAATTAAGAGATGATGCAATGAAAAAAGGTGCCTGGTCTGCAGCAATAAATGCAGAGGTAGCCAGAGGTAAAGCTGGTGGGCTTTACGTAGATCAAAAACTTATATTGTCTGGTAATCTAGATAATATGTCAGAGAAAGAACTTGAAGCCAAGATGGCTAAAATTCTTGATGATCATAAAGGTTTGATTAATGTTAGTCCAGAAGAGTCACAACCAAAATCAGAAACAAGACAGATCCCTGTATCCGATTAAAGAACTCGTGTGTTTTTACCCAAGCGCTTTTTACTAGTGCTAGGATTTTTCTTATTAGCTCCATATTTTACTCCTTGTGAGTCTGGCCCTTTTACAGGCGGTATAGCATTCCATTTTACATATGGCATGTTCTTCGTCAAGGTCTTATTCTTCATAGTATTATAGCACCCACAACAAACCCAGCTACAAAACAGACTATCTCTCTTCTGTACATTAGGTGCCATAAGTGAAACTTATCTATATATTTTTTCATGTAAGTATCTTCTCCATTTTTTTTATTATTGATCTAGGAAAACAATTACGATCTGAAAACACAGCGGACTCTGTGTCGTAAGATGCAAATGTCCATACGTGATTTTTATCTTTATCAAATATGTATGCCTGTGAAATCATAACTGCAGGTTTTAATTTTTTTACTTCATCTACTTCAGCATGACCTGCATCACCGCACGGATCCAACCAAACGATCTTATAGAAGTAATATTTTTTATTACCTATGGTTGCATATCTGTATTTAGATTTTTTACGTCTCTTTGGCATATTTCATTATAAGGTAAATATTTGAGCAAAAAAAGTTTTTAAAAAAACAAAAAGGGTCGCGCGCGCCGAATACCAACTTTGTATCTGTGCCACGCTGTGCCACCGAAAATAGACCCTCTGGCACAGCTATTATTCGCTTATACCAACACTTATAATCTAAAAAACCCCTTTGTGCCACTGTGCCACCGACTTTTTTTTGATAGAAAAAAAAACTAATGCCCCCAAACTTTCTCTTATAGTGGCACACTCTTTGCCTTACTTTTGCCATAAAATAACCTAAATTGACCACAATTTAGACACAATTTAGCTTTGTTTGAAGGTTGGAGACATAAATCTTTTCATAGACTCTGCTTTAATTACAACTCTTGCTGGTTCTGGAGAATTGATAAGTCTGCTCTCCTGCAATTCTACTTTTCTTATCTCCTCTAATCTACCGTCCATAGTCTCAATATATATAGGACAATCGGATATGACAGTGCCTTTTTCATTGTTTGTAAATTTACCTAACACTTGTTGGAAGTCTCTCACTCTCATTAGTCTTTTCCTCTCATTTCTTCATAGTATTCATCTATGCGTTTTAAAAATTTGTGCATATAACTTTTCATCTCAAGTCCTTTAATTATAAACTCTTGATAAAAATTATCTTTGCTGCACATCATAATTACTCCTTTACTAATATTAGTTTTATACACATAGTTGTGAGCCATAGTATAAGCTGCTAATTGTAAGCAGTAATCTTCAATCCACTCACGTCTCTTTGGTTTGTTTGTTTGCTTGAAGTCTATTATAGCTAACTCATTTTGATGTAAGCCAACTAAATCTGTTTGTCCTGCGTAGAGTCCAGGATAATATAAGGTAGCCTCTGATCCATAATATTCAGAAACATTACACAATCCTTTTTGTATAACTTGTAGGGCCATGTTGTGTGCTTCTTTACCTACTTCTGTTTGATCTAGATAACCTTGTTCTAATATATATTTTTCCAATATCTTGTGCATCGCTGTACCTCTGGCACCAGATGTAGCCACGATCCGCGCCGCGTTCTCCTCGCCCTCCCGTTTACGCCAGTTGGCCAACGATTCGCGCTTCTCGGCTGACTGTGTAGCAGAGAGTATCGTCGTCACAGAAGGTAGTTTCCATTTACCACCATCGATGTCATAGTGTCGTTTACCGTCGATATCGGTACGTACCGTTTTTGGATAAGTGTATGAGTTATTGTGTTTCATTCTTATAATAATCTTTTAAATTTTTTTTAGCTCTTAAAATATCTATCTTATTACCTTGAGCTTTAGCTTTTTCTATAACAGATTGCAGGTAAAAAACATCCCACATTCTTTTCTTTTCTTCTTCAGTAAAATGTCCATCACGATTTAAAATAATTTTTTTTATTTGTTCTTTGTGATACTCATCACCTTCTCTAACATTACCTCGAACATTGGGCTCTTTCATCATGGCTAACCAACATCTATAATTATAGGTATCGATAACAGCTTGACACATATCCGGTGTTATACTTCTCTTATCATTGTTAGCTTTAACAGAGCAGAATATGAGATTATGGGTTGAATAACCTTTACCAGGATATATTTGATCTGCAGATACATTAGTAGGAGTTCTTTTTCCACCAGGACCTTTACCATAATTTTTTCCACGAATAAAAGTCATAGTAACTTTAGTATAGGGACACTTCATACCATAAAAATATTTTTGTTCTAACCAATGGCCCCACCATTGTTCAAAATTAAATTTAAAAGGCGCACCTCTTTTGTTAGCACCTCTTCTCGTTGAATTAAATAAATTCATCATAAAACCATGTTCAGAGTTATTATATTTAAAATCAATATCTGTTATTTTATGTCGCTTTCTTTTATTATTACTATTACGTTTTAACATTTTTTCTTTTCTTTGAGGATCAGACCAATAGTATTTTTGCCATCTTATCTTATTATTAATTTCGTTCTTCTCGTTCCATTCTTTTTTAAAAGCTTTTGTTTCAGGCAAGTTACCACGACTCACCCAATTACCAGGGGATAGTTCGTAAACAAAATACTTCCCCTGTTTTTTCCTGTTATAATGTTTTATTGAAGCCATAATTTAACTAGGTTGATGAAAATCATCTTCATCCTCACCCTTAAAAAATTTTTTTAAGTGGGCTCGATACTCTTCTTCCGTGTGTTCTTCAAACCTCACGGAATCAGAGGGGAGATCTTCGTGTTTATTATCAATAGGTTTCTTAATCTTTATTCTTTGTTTTACGCCCATTGGCCCCCTTAAACATTTTTACAAAAGAAGTATAAGCCACACCACCATTATAGGGTATGGGCATAGGAACATCAGCGTTTTTGTATTCCTCTTCTATTGTCATTGGTTTTCTTTTTTTCTCTTGGTTCATTTGAGACATTGATTTATGTTTCATATCACTCCTTTCGCTCTTAATTGTTGAGGCTCTAAATTATCTTCAATCCAGAGTTCCCCAGTTCTATCACAATCTTCGCATTGTGCATGGACTTCTTCTCTTGTTAGATGATAAGAGACTCGATAGAATCCATTACCTTTACATTTCGGACAAAATATTTTAGTCCGCTTTTCCGTTTTTGTAGCCATGTTTCTTTGCCTTTTCGTTTATTGTGCTTTCTATTACTTTACTTATACTTAATTTAGTACCATCAACTATTTTATCTTTTAAATAGTTTGCTTTACGCCATGCTGCGATAGGTACCGATACGCTCTTATGTTTAGCTGGATCAGCCATTACTTGTTCTCCTTTCCTCTTGTTGTGATGACAAGAAAGTTTCCTTTTTTATTTGTATACTCAACGGAATATTCTTTCTTATAATCTAGTTTTGCTTTTAGTTTTTTGAGTGACATAGCTTCCATATCTTGTATTTCTTCTTTGCCAATCTCTCTAACTTTATATGTATAACGCATTATTATCCTTTCTATTATTACCTTTTGTTATCATTTATATGGGAAAGTATCTTATAATAACAATACTTGCAAGAAAATTATTTTTAATGTATTCTGGCGATCTCTTCTCACACCTTTTGTTTGCCGTGAGCATTCTAGCTCACGGCAACATTAACTGTCCAAACTGGGTTTAAATTCATTTTAACATTTGACTTATATAATAGATTATCCTATACATTCTCATACTCAAATTAATTAAGTTGCAACTTAATTAAGCTTTGTGGCAGAACAACGCTTAAGCGGGTGTAATGCACATAACCGGAGGGTTACGGCCTAGTGGCTGAAGACACCGGGAGTGGTTGTGAGTACCGACCATCTTTTCATTTATTGAAATGTTGGACGCTTCGGGAAAGCTTGTGGGTGTCGTACCAACTAATCCCACCAGGCAGAGTTAAATATCCATTTTAGGTTCACATTTAAAACCAATCACAATTGCATTATTATTAACATAATCTTGCCCCATGTCTGCCATCATTGCCGTGGCTATGCCATAACCTGTGGTTGCACAATTATAATGACTATGAAAATATTTGTCGTGCTTAATAGGAGGCATACAATTTCCGTAAAGTTGTGAGCAGATTGTGAATACTAATAAAAATTTCATATGTATAGTAGAATGGTTCCAAACAAGATTATTAAAAATAATATTATATCAACCCAAAAGAAAAATATAATAATATTCCAAAACACTAACGGCCTTGTCCCCGGTAGGTCTTGTGCGACCTACGCTTATGTTTATTCATTTTTTGTAAACTAGGTCTACGTCCAATGGAAGTTTTGTGAAAAATAGGTTCGTGTGCTGACTTATTTAAAAAGCCTTTAATCTTTGCCATCGTTGATCATAGTTATCTTGGTATTTTTATCTACCTTCATGTATTTAATCACACCATTTACCCATTGCTCAACGTCGTAGCCGCAGTTTGTACATCTATAAAAGGATCTGTTTAGACCAACTAAAATAGTATACATCTGGCATTCAGGACAATGTCCTGATACGATTTCAGTCTCTAAAACTCTCTGTTTCCAATTTTTTTCTTCGGACATACCTTTTTTTATTCGGTATAACTTTGGATGTAAAGTGTTTTAATTGTCTTGCTATGGGATTTCTTTTTTTGTTGGGCTTTTTCAATTATTCTAATATTTTAATAATTTTCTTTCGGTCCATGTATATCTCTGTTTGAGCCTTTACTTTCTTACAAGTAAATACAACTCTCTCCGGATTAACCTCGTTTTGAGCCAGACGCTTGGACTTCAAACATTCGCTTAACGACGTTTTGTATGTATGTTCTATCATCGAACCATTTAAAGTTAGGATAAGTGCGAATACAGTTTCTATCATTGATGATTGCTCCCGTTTCTAATTAGTTTCTCTACGTCTTCAGTTAACTTTTCAGTTCTTTTCTTTAAAAATTCTATGTTGACAGCATTGTTTCTCATACTCTTAATTTCTGCTTCTACATCTTCTAATAAACCACTAACGTGTTCCACAATCATAAATAATTCTGCCTCTCCAGCTGATTGACCTAACTCACCTCTTGGATATTTAATCCTAAATTCTGAATTCTGTTCTAAATCTTTTTGCATTAATTCTATTTGTGTAGAATGCTGGTTTAATTTTTCGTGAATGCCAAAATAAGCCCAGGTTCCAATTGCAATTATTGCAATCAAACTGGCAACCGTCTTCATAGGCATCTGCACAGCTGCCTCTTCGCTAATTTTCATTGGTTTATTTGCCATTTTTTTCCTTATAATTATCTAGTGTTATCACATCTGGGTTATCTTTTAAATACTGTTCTTTAAGCTCTGTCCAATAACTAACTTTTGGATCAAAGTCTCTCTCACCAAAAGACTGCGTAGATGTAAGACCTAATTCTGCGCACATATTAATTAACTCTGCAAACTGTGGAGGTGGTGGGTTAATTCTAGGCACTCTTTTACATTCTTTTATAAGTTCTAATTGTGTTTTAATTTTTTGTTTCTTTCTTTGTTCTTCTGCAAACTCTTCATCACACACAGGTCCAATAGATTTTCTCCATCTAAAACCAACAACTTGATCTTGATTTTCAGCGCTTGATCCTGTCTTATATTCACGCTGCCTCACTTCTGTGTATGCTTCCCAACTACCTTGATCGCAGCTGTTGGTACCATCGTTTAAGTATTCATTACGTGCTTGTGCTGTTGTTGAAAACAAAACAATAAATATACTAACGGTTAAGATCTTTAATATCGTATGCATGTTCCCTTACTTGATCAGCTAGTTGTCTGTATAAATTTTCTGCCATCTCCCACGTAGCTTCTGCTGCAGATAATCTTGTAGCAACTTCGGTCAGCTTATCTTCTGCTACTTTTAAATCTCTTTCAATATTTATAAGAGTTTGTTTATTTGCTTCAATAGTATCAGTCAAACTTAACACATATCTAACAGACGTGAATGTTCCAGCTAATATAGCTGCTACAACAGGAACAATTACTATATTCTTTTTTACCCATTCAAATCTGGATAATTTATTTTTTTTTGTATTTTTTGTGCTCATTAAATAACCAATTTACGTACCAATTCCATATTTTTTTTAGCCATCTCATAACTAAACTCCCTTGTTAACATTTACACTTCTCACAAGTACACACACCATATTCATCGGCGTGTAATTCTTCATCACAATGACACCTGTGATGACAATCTTTACAAGTCTTTGTTTCTGTAGCCATAGCCTTTTTCTCTATTTCTCCATCTCTTGTTCCAGGCATATACACTCATTTTGCTACCAACGTGTTCCATCCAAGACAATGGTATGTCTATTATTCTCTTCGTAAACCTTTTTATGTCTCTTATCGCGTCTGGTATTGTTTTCATAAGTACCGGGTGATGTCAGTCTCCCGTCATCACCCTATCTTACACGCGTGTTAAGAATTAATCAAATTTTTTTGATATAAAGTTTGTAATTTTTCTCCAGATCTTTTTGATCCAAAACCAAACTGGTTCTATAAATTTTTTATACATCTTTTTTTTCCTCAATTTCATAGAAGAAATTATCCGTGTCTTCTGTTTTCCACTTACCTGTATCTTCAACATTCCACTCACTAGTCTGCACTTTCCAGTCTGGAATATTATCTTTCACGGTAAAAGAAGGTAAATCCCAAATACATCTGTTGTTAGGTTGTGCTGCAAAATTGCCATCATCGAGAGCAATTATGTGAGCGCACTTATGCTCGTGCGGGATCTCTGAATGATCAGTGTCTAGTATATTACCATCTGGGTGTGCCCAGTCAACGGTAAATAGATATCTACCATGGTGCCATTTTTTATCTTTACCTATATATTTACCTGAAGCTGCGCTTAAAATATTCCAAGAAGTAACAGTAGGATAGTAAGAGAAAGAATTCCAAAGCTCCAACTCATCAAGTCTACGTTTAGGAACGTCCTTTGGGTCAAAGCCTCTTTGAATAAACGCAGATATCGGTAGACGATAGTAGATAGCTCCATTTTCCATAATTCCATGAAAAAGGATAGCACGCCCACCAAGACTCGATAAACCAAAGATAATACAGTCTTCAACTTCTCCATGATGTTTCTTAAGGTCATAAAGATATTCTCTCCTTATCTGTGCGTACGTCGCCGGTATGTTTGCATTTAAATATGCCAT